AGAGTTTTAATGAAGAGCAAGCACTGAAAGCACTTGACAAACTCTACCAAGAGAATGATAATGGTATGAAGGAGTTGGCAAATGAATCAAATGACTGAATGGGATGAAGTTGCTGAGATTAAGTTTCAGGAATGGTTTAATGAGCTCTATGGTGTTTACTCTCATCGGTGTGAATGGTTCTATGGTGACTGTGAAGTAGAAGATGAGAAAACACGCAAAGATCTAATGATTAAATGGTTGCATTCCGCATACCTATCAGGTTATAATGTTGGGAGGTGTCCTAATGACTGAGGATGATAAATTATTTCTAAAAGAGTTTCTCCGTAGTGCTGGATTTATTGGTATTATCGTAGGAGTGTTCATTCTATTCATTGCTTTAACAATCAAACAAAATCCACCAGTTGAATCACAGTCTACCAAAGTAGTTGGCACTTACAAAGGATGTGATATAATACAATGGCACTACGGTCCACTTGCTGAATACAAGTATTTCCTGCATTGTAATAACACTCGCCCTGTATACGAACAATGACAATTCCATTCTTTATTGAACATAACTACCAAAAAGTAGAAGTTCCTCAAGAAATTCTGCATTATTGTGACTCTTTTACACTCGATGCAGACCGTGAAGACTTGCGATATATTGATTGCGTTTACATGAATATGGGTTATTATGGTAATAATCCCAAACTTCTTGAACGTATGCGACAAGAACATTTTAAAAAACTTCAACCTATTTTTGAATAACATGACTAACCGCGAATTCATTGACAAGAACGGCAACTCTTGGACATGGCAAGAAACTCCTGAAACTGTTGCAGCACTCAAAAAACTTCATAATACCTCTGTAAATAATCGGGTAACGAAACCCAATGCGCCCAAGAAGTGAGTTTCAATATGGTGGACTAAAACCAACGTCCATCAATCTTCTTCGTTTAATCTCTGAGTTAGAAGGATGTTACCAACTAACAAAGTATATGGCATTTGACGAAGATAATGCTATAATAAACGAGATGAAGACTAGATACTACAAGTTGTACTACAAAACCGCTAAGGAGGAAAAAAATGTCTGACGCTATTACTAACTATTGGACTAAAAAACCTCCTATTGAGGGACGCCCTGACATTCAAGTTGACGATGCCTATTGGGAGAAAATGTATGCAAGCCAACGCAAAGACCGTATGCAAGATGCTATCGATGATTACCTCCAAGATGAGAAAGTCGATGCACGACGAGCGTATGAGGAGATTTTATCTTGTGTCGATGATGTAATTAACTATCACAAAAAGCAGTATGAAAAAGCAGTCGAACTCAAATCTCTCATGCTCGGACACAGAGAATGTGACCTCCTTGAATGTGCAGATTCCTTCGCATCTGCAGAGTGAATGGGAATCATATCTTGATTGCTGCTATTCTTTAGGAGTTAAACCTAACGCAAAACGTTTTCTAAAGTATAACGAATTGTACCCGTATAAATAACGTTGTAGCAAATCGTGTGATTATTCGTGGGAACCAGAAAAATTTCTCAGTTAGAAACAATTTCTGATGCGAACATTTCGGGAGAAGCAATTCTCCCAATTGTCGTATCTGACCCATTGATTCCTAACAGAAAAGCAAAAGTTAACCAACTTTTTAGGGGAGTTGCACAGGGGACAAAAGCAGAACCAGGTTTAGCTTTTGACTTAGACCGCGATTCTGGATTATATCAAAATGCATATAATCAACTTGGAATAGCTTTTGGTGATGGTGGTCTTTATATGACCAGAATTGTCAATAGTGATACTAGTACATCTTTATATGTAACTGCAATTGATGATGTAGCAGATAATGCTGATATTGTTTTTTCGCCAAAGGGTACTGGTGCTATTAAAGTTACTGGTAACTTTTTGATTTCGGACCAAACTTTTATTCTTGAGGATGCTCAAGGACCAAAAGCACGATTTGAAGTAAGTAATGTTGGTACTGGTACAAATACCAGAATTATGACATTACCCGCTATTACTGCTGGTAATGGAACAGTTCTTGTTGGTGATGACACTCAACAAACTTTAAGAAATAAAACTATTCTTATTGATGAAGATAATTTTGTCATTACTGATGGAACTGAGGAAGCAGTCTTCCAAATTAACTGGGTAGATACTAGCAATGCTAGACGTTCTTATTTTCTACCAGATGCAGGTACTGTAACTACAACCGCAGAACCTACAGCAACTTCTTCTACTTTACTTGATAGTAAGGCAGAGCAAACAGCATTAAACAAATCATTTGTTGATGCAAAATTTGTCAGAGACTCTGAAATTGGAACCGAATGGGTACAAATTAATACTGATGCTTTAACAGCAAACAGAACCATTACAGTTCCTGACCAAAATATTGAATTGGTTGGTACAGACGCTACACAAACTCTTCAGAACAAATCTATTGAGTCTTTAATTTTACAAGACCCAAATGATAATACGAAAAAAGCGGTATTTAGTGTTGCTAACTCAAACACTCTAACAACTCAAACGTTTCAGTTCCCTGCAACAAACATTCTAAATAATGTTGGTAATCATACTTTAGTAACTGAAAGAGCAACTCAAACTTTGGTTGGCAAATCATTAGTCAATCCAATTTTACGTTCTGCAGATAGTACCTCCCCAGGTGTTATTAACATTCAGATTGATAACATTACTGAAGCACGTACTATCCGATTCCCAGATGCAGATGCAACTCTGCTTTCTACGGAAAACGTTACCTTCGATGATGTTAGTTTTGGTGCAGGCATTAGTGCTGCTAACTTAACTGGTCGAACTAGACAACAACAATTCTTCTACGCTGGATTCTAATTAACAATGGCAAACCAAGGTATTCTTGCACAATCTAAACCAACAGGAGCAACAGATACTGTTTTGTACAGTGCTCTTACAAACGAATCTGCTAGTGCTGTCTTAACGATTGCTAACGACGGAACTGGTTCTGCATTTGATGTTGCAATAAAAGATTACGACCAAAAACTTACTGTTGATGGTTCTGGCGCGTATCTTTTACACCCAGGAGATATCATCACTGGTTATCAATTTACTGTAGATACATCTTTCCAACCTGCTAACTCTGGACTTAGTGGAGGACTACAAATAACCAGTACAGACGGCGAGAAAAAGTTTCGTTTTGAGTCTCATATTAAACCTGCACTGACTACTGTATATGTTAAGAGCGTTGCTGTTAGAACTCTAACACTCGAAAGTGTTAGTGGCACTCTTGCAATTGGAGAAACAGTTTCTGTAGGTGTAGCCCCAAATGACACTGTAGCAACTATTTACGGTGTAAATGGTACAGTTCTTTATATTGGTCCATCTACAATCAACGGTGCAGGAGCAGAATTTACTGACTCTGATGCTGCAACTTTATCTGGTGGAGCAACTGGTACGGTTTCTGTTGGTGGTGTAGGAACTGCTGCAAATAAGTTTGTTTTCTCGACTACTACTTCCATTGGCATTTATGATTTGCATTTGATTGCATCTGGTAATTACTTGTATCTTTTCAATGAGCGTCTTTATCGCTTTGATGTATCAGATTCTTCGATGACTGGACAGTTGTTTCAACTTTCTGGTGGATTTAATGGAGAATGGGGTTCTGATGGTTTAGCACCTTCTGACCCTGGAGATGCTGGAGATGCTAATTCCGAATTCACAACAAATAAAACAGTTAGTGGAACTGCTGGTAGTGCGAGTGCTTATGTTGAATATGATTTCTCTCAGTCGGATGCAACACCATCACTTCTATATTGGTATAATGGAGATTTGACCGTTGCTAATAAAAGTAGTTATGGAAGCACTGGTGAATATATTGATACGACCTCTTCTCCAACATTTAACTCTTTCTATGTTTATGACGTTGAGGGGACATGGGCAAATGCGATTGATGCGTTCACTATCAATGATGTAACTTATACTGTTACTGCACAAACTTCTGGACCTTATGGTATTGTTCGTTCTTATTCTGGAACAACACTTGAAGTTATTAAAGGAATTGGTTCTGCAGATTTTGCAGGAAGTGATACTTTCCAAGATTGTCCGTTACTTGTAACTGCTGATAGGTCAACCGTTACAGTCAGTTCAGTAACAGTTGCAACTAATGCAGTTGAAGCAAAGCATTATATTACAGATGGTAAGACTAATTCTGCCAATAATGTTGATAGAATTACATCTTTAGTTGTTGGTCCTGGACAACGAGTAATTGTTAACAGTGCAACTGCTAATAATGTCTTCACCTTAATTGGATTTGAAGATATTTCTACTGGTTTCCCAACTCGTACAATGTATGATGGAACTAATGCTCCTGTATAATTCACTCTCATAAATAACTTAAAAAGCAGCGTAGAAAATGTCTCTAACTAGACTTAAGAATATTATTACGTCCAGAACTGGACGTATCATCTACGTCAACCCTGACGACTTTGATGCCTCTGATGCTATTGATAATAGAGGCAACTCGGCATTGCGTCCGTTTAAAACTATTCAAAGAGCATTTCTTGAAGTTGCTAGATTTTCGTATCGAGTAGGTCTGTCGAACGACGAATTCGATGCCTTCTCGATTATGCTGTATCCAGCAGAATATGTCATTGACAATCGTCCTGGAGATGTCCTCTATACAAACGTTGCTCCTATTGATGAGAACTCGAACTTAGATATTACTTCTCCTAACAACGTATTATACAAGTATAATTCTATCGAGGGTGGTGTAATCGTACCTAGAGGTTGTTCTCTCGTTGGTACTGACCTTCGTCGTACAAAGATTATTCCCAAGTACGTTCCTTATCCTACAACTCTTGCCTCTAAAGGTATTAACACAGAAGACCAAGTTCCACCCAGAACCGCAATCTTCAAGGTAACTGGTGGTACATATTTCTGGCAATTCTCCTTCTTTGATGGTGCTGAAGAGGGTGTATACTTTAAACCTGATAGTGTTGAAACACTTGCACCTAAGTACTCTCACCATAGATTAACTTGTTTTGAGTTTGCAGATGGTTTGAATAGTCTGTCTACTTTGATTACAGGTGGAACTGTTCCTAACGCAGATTACTCTGCTGTTCCTAACATTCTGGAAAGAACAGACCTTGAGATTTACTATCAAAAGATTTCTAAAGCATTTGCTACAATTCCTGATACTTCTGGAGACCCTGCAACTGACCAGATTCAGGCAAGGGTAGAAGAAAATAGAATCGTTGGTCCTATTTCTGATGAATATAGAATCCTTCAGGTTACAAGAAATGGTCAGACAGCAACGGCAGTTACTGTTGACGAGTTTGATAACCCCAGGGAGCACGGATTTTCCGTTGGCGTTAACATTAACATTTCTGGTGTTACTGGATCAACTGGACCGCAGTCCGAAGTTGATGCAGGACTTTATAACGGATCTTTCACAGTCACGTCCGCATCTGGTAACGTTTTTACTTACCAGATGCAAGGAGAACCAACAGGAAATGCCGTTGGGTCCAACATCACTGTAAAAACTGAGATTGATACTGTTGACTCTGCATCTCCTTATGCGTTTAACCTGTCACTGAGAAGTGTCTGGGGCATGAATGGTATGCACGCAGATGGTAGCAAAGCAACAGGTTTCAAATCGATGGTTGTTGCACAGTTTACTGGTCTATCTCTGCAAAAAGATGATAGAGCGTTTGTAAGATATAATGCTTCTACTGGTAGTTATGACGTTGCAACTGCTGGTGATGGTGCTCACTTAGACGGTTTTGCTGAGTACCGTAGGGGTTGGGCACACGAACACATTAAGTGCTCTAATGATGCCTTTATTCAGGCAGTTTCGGTCTTTGCTGTTGGATATGGCACACACTTTACCGCTGAGAGTGGCGGTGACATGTCAATTACCAACTCCAACTCTAACTTCGGTAATACTGCACTTCGTTCTGCTGGATTTAAGGCAAAATCATTCTCCAAGGATAAAGCAGGAGAGATTACACACATCATTCCACCTAAGTCACTCAACGTTATTTCTACAACTGCTACGGGAACTTCTGGTACGGCAACAATTACACTCGCAAATGATGGTTCAATTAATGGTGTAATTCAAGGCATGACTGTAACTGGCACCAATATTGGTTCTGGTGCTACAGTTGGTTCTTTTAATACCAATACAAGAGTTGTTACATTAACTGTAAACAATTCTGGAACTGTTAACGGTAACGTTATCTTTGGTGAAGAAACATCTGTTAACTGGGTTAACATTGATATCCAAAGAACTAAAGTTGTTAACGCAGCACTTGCTGGTCAGGGTGGAACACCTGGTACAAGATTGTATCTTTATGGATATACAACTGAGGCATCTCCACCAACAACTAGAGTACAAGGTTATACCGTTGGAGCACGTCAAGATGGTACGGGTGTTAATGCTGTAGCAGACAAAATTAACTGTCTGCTTGTAGCAAATGGTGCTACTGAAGCAACAATTCAATCGGCATCTATTTCTCCTTATGGACCTAGTGTATCTGGTCTAAATGCTGGTGTTGCTGGTTCTCCAATTCAATACGATAGCAACACATATACTATTAGTGGAGTTGCTGGTCAAGTTGGTGGATGGTATCTTAATGTTAGTTCCACTAATAATCAAATTTATACAACACTGTCTACAAATACGCAATATAATACAGTCAACTTCACTCCTACAACCTTCCTTAAGAGGATTCCCGATAGTCGTGACTTAGCAGATAGAACTTATCGTGTTCGCTATGTTATTGACAAAGATAAAACTAATCCTCTGCCTCGTGACCCTATCAGCGGTTATGTATTGCAACCTTTGAATAGTGACACAACATCGTATAAGTTGAATAAAACATTCTATATTTACGATATCGAAACAGTCCAAGAGTTTGAGAGAGGTATCAAAGATGGAATCTACTATCTTACCTTGTTATGTGCATCTATTGCACCTTCAACTTCTAACTTCAACAACAGGAAGTTCAGTCAAAACGTCAACGAAGTCTATCCTACGTTTGACAGAGACAACCCTATTGCTGACCCTGATGCTTCTATATCCGTCGCTGACAACGAAACTATCGGTTTAGTATATTCTACTGATGGTGCAACTCCTACACCCAACGCAGACCCTCAAAGATCCATTACTAAGGAAGCAACCCAATTCCTTCTTAGTGATACTGGTTGGACACAACCAGGCACAACACCTAACTACGATTCTGTAAACGGTCGTCTTTCTACTGTTGAGTTAACTGCACGTTCTGGTGATGAAGAAGTCAGAAAGATTAACATTCGTGAGAATAATGATGGTACAGTTGCACCAATTCCTGTAGAACTGAGAAGACACTCTATTCTACGTTCGGGTAACCATACGTTTGAATATCTTGGTTTCGGTCCTGGTAACTATTCGACTGCATTCCCTCAGACACAAGTAGAGACTTTATCTGCTGACCAGATTAAGTTCTCTCAGTCGATTAAAGAGGAAGCAGGTGTTGCTTTCTATTCGGGTCTTAACTCTAATGGTGACCTGTTTATTGGTAACCAGGTTATTAACCCTGTTACAGGTCAAATTACAAACGAAGATATTGCACAACTGAACGTTATTGGTGAAGAGAATACAACGATTGAAACATTCTCTGAGTTGGTTCTTACTGACAAACTCACAGTTATCGGTGGTGCATCTAACCAGTTAGAATCTATCTTCGCTGGTCCTGTTACTTTCCAAGGTCTGACTACATTTACTAATAACTTACAAGCGAGAAAGATTTCTTATTACAACCAGGACGGTACAGTAATTAAGCAAACCTTACTGGCACCTGAAGATGGAAACGGGCAACCCTCTTTTGCTAATATCACGGGATACACTACACCCGCTGATGGTGATCTTGTTTATAACATCAATTGGACACCTGGCAAGTCGCTTGGTTGGATATATTACAATGGAACGTGGAAAGAGTTTGGTCTCACGGATACTGGTGACATCAATATTAGTTCTTACAACAATAGCACAATTATCGGTATTGGTACTGCTCCTAATAATTCTTACAGGGTCAACGTAAATGGTTCTGTAAGAGTTGATGGAGACCTAGTTGTTACTGGTCGTGGTGGAATCAGTGCATCTTCTTATATCACTAGGACATATACTGGTGATGGAAGTACTCTGACATTTGCACTCACAACATATGCAGGTGGAATTCAACATACTGATGATTCAGTTTTAGTATTCTTAAATGGTGTCGCTCAAATTGCAGGCACAAATTATACTGTTGACAATATTGGTGCAAACATTGTATTTAATGTTGGTGATGCTCCATTAGGAGCAGATAAAATTCATATTTTAGAATTGCCTATCTAAATAATACGGAGGACATAGTACTAAAATGGCACTCACAAAAATTAGTGGCAATCAGATTAATACTGCCACACAAGCAATTGTCGATACTCTTTCATTTTTGGATGGTGAAAGTATTTTAAGGTTACCAACAGGCACAACTGATCAACAACCTGATGGCCCTTCTGTAGGTACAATTAGATTCAACACCGATAATGATAATGCTGAGGTATACAAAGCAGATGATGGAACTGGTAATCCTGGTTGGGGTTCTATCTCTGGTGGTGGTCCTTCATTAGGTACTGATAGTATTATTAGAACCAATCCAACAACTATTTCCGAAAATATTACAGTTGGACCTTCTGCTGGTAATGAATTTGCTAACGGAATGAGTGCTGGACCCATTACTATTGCAAATGGTTATACTGTTACTGTTGAATCGGGTGGTGCATGGAGTATTGTTTAAATGAAACTAAATGTCTCACAGATTCAGGGATTAGTAGCAAATAGTTATACCGTAACTATCCCATCCAATACTATTTTGGATTTTAGAGAGGGAAGTCATATTTCACATCCTTCTACAGCAACTAGTCATCTGTTATTGCCATATGGCACAACAGCAGAGTGGGATGCGATGAAAAGTGAGAATAGAATTGTTGACTATCAACTTTTTTATGACACAACTTTGAATGAACCAAGAATTTATAATGACGGTGCGTTTGGTTCGAGTATTGGAACAGGTAGTAATGTTGCAGAAGTTGGAACTCAAGAAAATCCAGCAATAAATGGTCAAGAAATTCTTGCTGCTGGTTTAGGTAGTGGACTTTATTGGATTCAACCTGAAAATCAATCAACAGCATATCAAATGTATGTTGATAATACTAGAAATGGTGGTGGATGGATTCTATGTGCTACTGTTAGAACAGCAAACTGTCAAGACCATATGACAACTGCATCTGTCCGTATCAGCGGTACAACTGGTCCTAGAACTAGTGATACTTCTACAACAAAAATGAGTGACGGATGGATTATTACTCTAGTCAATTCTTCTGCTTATACTGGGTCTACTCGTTATTGGTTAGAGGCACCAGGGTTTAACAAAAATATGTTTGTTGATTCTAGAGCAACAATTAATCTTCTTAACAGTGCTAGTGAAAATAATCCTAGGACTAGAGTTTCTACAAGTTATGAGGGTAGTATATCCGATCGAGATCCTAATACTGGTACTAGAGGATTTGGTGACCATCACACTTCAGGTGGTACTTATTTTGCTTGGGGTAGACATCCTGAATCTGGTAATAACTGCGGATTTAGAGAAGACTCTTTAGGTGCATCCGATGGATACCTTTGGGTCAAATAAATAGAAAAAAGTATCTGCTGAGATGAGTAAGTTAATCGTATCACACTTGGGTGGACTTCCAACTACATTGGGACAAGTAACTGTTCCTGTTGGACATTCATTGTCTGTTCAGGGAGATATTCATCAACATATTAATACTGGGGCATATCAATTACCAAAAGGTACAACTGCACAAAGACCTGGTAGTCCTGCAGTAGGTTATATGCGATTCAATACATCTGATAATCTTGTAGAATATTGGAATGGTGCAGAATGGTTGCAAATTACTGATGCATCTGGTTTATATGAAGGTCCTGGCAGTGAAAATAATCCAGCAACAAATGGTCAAGAAATTCTAAATGAAGGATTGCCCAGTGGTCTTTGGTGGATTCAACCATCGGGACAAAGTAAATATCGTATGTATGTTGATAATAATAGAAATGGTGGCGGTTGGATTTTATGTGCTACTGCTAGGACAGCAACATGTCAAGACCATATAACAACTGCATCTGTCCGTATCAGCGGTACAACTGGTCCTAGACGAGTTGATACTTCTACAACCAAAATGCCAGATTCTTGGATTAATGGACTTGTAAGTAGTTCGTCATATACAGGTTCTACACGTTATTGGTTAGAGGCAATTGATTTTAATAAAGATATGTTTGTTAGTAGTGCTGCTACTGTCAACTTAAATGATAGCGCATCAAATGAAAATGCGAGAACTATAGTTTCTACAAGTTATGAGGGTAGTCTATCCGATCGAGGTCCTAATACTGGTACTAGAGGATTTGGTGACCACCATACATCTGGGGGAACATACTTCGCTTGGGGTAGACACCCTGAATCTGGTGGTAACTGCGGATTTAGAGAAGACTCTTTAGGTGCATCCGATGGATACCTTTGGGTCAAATAAATAAAAGAAACTCTCAGAAAAAATGAGTATTATCAGAGTTGGAGAAATAGAAGGTTCTGCAGCAACTAATCGCCATATTATTATGGAGAGCGGTGAAAACATTGTAGTGTCTGGTACTTTGTCCAGAAATAGAATGGGAGCCTTTACTTTTCCTCAGGGGACAACGGCACAAAGACCGTCATCTCCTCAATCTGGAATGATAAGAACCAACACCGAAACTAATTATGTAGAAGTGTATGATGGAACTACTTGGATAAATGTATTCAGATTACCAGCTGGTTCAAATGTTGGTACTGCTGCATCTCCAGCAACTAGTGGGATGCAAGTATATGAGGCAGGTTTACCAACAGGTACTTATTGGATTCAACCATCAGGTCAAGATGCATATCAAATGTATGTTGATAATGACAGAAATGGAGGCGGATGGGTTCTATGTGCCAGTGTTCAAACGTCAACATGTCAAGACCATATGAATAGGTCTGCTGTTAGAATTACTGCACCCGCTGGTCCTAGTTTAACTGCAACTAGCACTCAAAAAATGGCAGATGCTTGGATTAACGCAATGAGAAGTGACTCTTCATACACTGGAAGCACTGCTTATTGGTTAGAGGCAACAGGATTTAATAAAAATATGTTTGTTAGTAGTGCTGCTACTGTTAACTTACTTGATAGCGCATCAAATGAAAATGAGAGAACTAGAGTTACTTTAACCTATCAAGGTTCTTTAGATGACAGGGGACCCAATACTGGTACTAGGGGTTTTGGGGACCATCACACTTCAGGTGGTACTTATTTTGCTTGGGGTAGACACCCTGAGGGAGGTAACAACTGCGGATTTAGAGAAGACTCTTTAGGTGCATCTAACGGATTCCTCTGGGTCAAATAACTATAAATAATCAAAAGGTCATTAGTGGAAAATGTCTGAAATTAAAGTTGATAAAATTAAAGGTTTGCAGGTTGGCGCGTCTGGTCCTGAAGTAACCTTTGATGGTGCTGGTAACTTAACATATGATGGTAATGCTAATCTTACTGGTGATACTACAATTGATGATGTAACTATTAGCAGTAGATTTGTTCTTCCAAACTATACAACTGCACAGAGAGATGCTTTAACTGGGGTAACTCTTGGTCAGATTATCTACAATAGTGAAGAAGAAGTCATTCAGATTTGGATAGGTAGTGCTTGGGCAGATGCTGGTGGTATTCCATTAGAAGTTACTACTACTGGTTCTGTTACTCCATCAACTTCTGGAGGATATAATATTCTCAGATTCACTGGTGATGGTAGTATGACTATTACTGGTGGTCCTGTAGATGTTGATGTTCTTTTAGTCGGTGGCGGTGCTGGCGGTGGTAGTAGAAATGCTGGTCCTGATTCTGGTGGAACTGATGGAGGTTCTGGTGGTGGAGCAGGCGGATGGGTTCAAGTAACAGGAAGAACCTTACAAGATGGTACTTATCCTATTAGTGTTGGTGGTGGAGGTTCGGCAGCAGCATCGCCAGGGTCACAACAACCTGGAGGAAATGGCGCACCTTCTACATTTGATGGTCTGGTAGCATACGGCGGCGGATACGGTGCTTCTGGTCCTGGTAACCGTCCTGGTGGTCCTGGAGGTTCTGGTGGTGGTGCTGGAGGTGGTGGCGGTGCCCCTGGTTCTGGTGGTGGTGCTACTCAACCTGGAGCACCTGGATTATCTGGAAGTAATGGATACGGCAACCCTGGCGGTCCTAACCCCAATGGGGCATGTTATTCGGGTTCTGGTGGTGGCGGAGCATCTGGTGGTGGGGCAGTTGGTGGTAATGGTCGTCAAGCGCCTGGGGGTAATGGTCGTGCTAGCACCCTCTCTGGTTCCTCTGTAACCTACGCTGGCGGTGGAGGAGGTGGCGGTGGTCACCCTGGTTCTTGCAGAGGTGGCAACGGCGGTTCTGGTGGTGGCGGACACGGTGGCGAAGCCCCATCCCGTACTGGTAATGGCAGAGGAGAAAATGGTGGCACCAACCTTGGCGGTGGCGGCGGTGGTGGAGCAGGCAACCCCTGGCCCTCTGGTGCTTCTGGTTCTGGCGGTTCTGGTGTTGTTATTATCCGTTACTTAACACCTTAAACTCAGCAAAATACACATAGTCAATATCTGAATTTTCTAACGTTCTGATAGCGTCTTCAGGAGTTTCTACAATACATTCACCCGCAAGGTTGAAAGATGTATTGAACAAAATAGGAACTCCTGTTTTTTCATGGAAACATTTGATTAAATTGTAGTAGTGAGGATTCTGTTCTTTAGTGACAGTTTGAATCCTACAACTATAATCAACGTGTGTAATACCAGGTACTTCATCTGACAATACTTCCACTGCATACATCATGAAAGGACTCTCTTTTAGTCCTCGCATATCAAAGTACTCATCCGCATGTTCTGCTAATACAGTACCTGCAAAAGGTCTGAATGATTCTCTCTTTTTGATACGATTGATAATATCTTTTGCCCGTGCATTTCTAGGGTCAAAGAGAATAGAACGATTGCCAAGTGCCCTTGGTCCTGCCTCTGACCTTCCCTGGTAGATAGCAACAATCTTACCGTCAATTAACAGGTCAGCAACATCTTCGTCAGTTACATACTTACCCTTTGGGCACACATATCGTTCTGGTCCAAGATATAAACTTGTCAGTGGTCTCTTAGTTGTATCTCCAGTTTTCTTGTGCCAAATATATTTTGCTGCACCAATTGATGTGCCAGCATCACTCGATACTGGTTCAATATACAGATTTACATCTTCAGGAAGAACACTCAGATAATAGTAGTTTGCTACACAATTGAGGAAGAATCCTCCAGATAGACATACATTTTTGCATCCAGTCTTTTCAATCATACTGATAATGTATTGCCCAACATACTCCTGAGTTTGTTTCTGTAGAGTAAAGGCAAAGTCTGCTTTAGTCTGGAAATCTTCAAAGATATAATTAACGCCAGTGTCGTGTAAGTCACGACCAATGTAGAACAATTCATTGTTAATCAATCCATTTTGATAGATTGAAATTGGCAGTTCTACTCCATAAGATGCTATTCCCATCACTTTTCCTGCATCTAGTTCATGAAAACCAAATGCCATAGATGTCTTTTGAAATGCCATACCCTCACCAAGATTGTTGGAGATAAGTACATCACCAAACCTGTGATTTGCCTCAAAGGGTACAGCAACGTGTTTGTCTACAACATCAAACTTAGCAGGATATGATGCTGTAAATGTTGTAGTTAATTCTCTTCCATATGTTCCTGGTTGAAACATATCACCGTTCAATGGAACATCAGAACCCATGCCATCTTTTACAATGCAGATTGCCTCATCAAATCCAGAATTGTAAAAGGCATGTGCTGCATGTAGTTCATGATGAGATAACGAAAGGTCATGTACTTTCGTGTCATACTTGTTTTCTTTCGTCTTTACATATAGACTGTATGCATCATCGGACACAAAACAATCAACGGGTGTCAACTTACCAACACCAGCAATACAAATGTCGTCAAGATTCTTCGTATCCAGTTCAGTCAAACACTGAAATGGAAATGCATCATACTTTCTACCAGACAACCTTTCGTTTTCCAAATGGTAGACAATTTGACCGTTTTGTAGTAAAGTAACTGCAGAATTGTGAACTCTACTAATACCTAGATTTCTCAAGACATCTTCCATATCAACTACATAATTATAGCACGACTTTATAGCATGACATATCAAACAACATGGTTTGAAACTAACCTTCCAACAGAGATTATTGACATCATTGTAAGAGAAGCAGAGACGTTTGAAAATGCTGCATCAACTGCTGTAGTTCGCTCTGGTGTCGATTTAAAAGTTCGAGACAGTAAAACGTCTTGGTTTAAGGAAAATCACTGGATTGCTGGACTGTGTATGTCATATGTTTTGATGGCAAACAGGGCAAACTTTCAATATGATATTGAAGGATTTGACGGTGGTGACATGCAATATACTATCTATGAACCTGGTCAATACTATAATTGGCATCAAGATGCTGGTATTGAAGCACTGGAGCAAGAAAAATGTAGGAAGTTATCAGTAGTCCTTCAACTTTCAGACCCATCTGAATATGAGGGTGGAGAGTTTCAATTATTAAATGAATCGGGCAAAATGTATATTGCTCCTAAGATGAGAGGAACACTGATTGTCTTTGACAGTAGGACAAGACATAGAGTTAGAAAAGTACATTCTGGAACTAGAAGAAGTCTTGTTGGTTGGATTATTGGACCGAGGTGGAAATGATGAAAATTACTAAAGGTGATTGGAGTTTAGTTCAGTTAAAAAACTTATTTCAATTTGGTGGTGTTCTTGAATTTCCTCCAATGGAAAGAGGTAAGTTTGGATACGATAGGTATACTGGTAAGATGACATCTCACAGTGAAGAACTGCAAGTTGTAGGTAGTCTTGCTAGATACAATCATCCCAAGTTCAAAGATATCTATTATCATGTTAAAGATGTTGTAGAGAAAGTAATTCATGAGAAACTATATCCAACCTATTACTACGATAGATTTTACTTCAAAGGACAAGATTTGAAGAGACATACTGATAGAGAGTCATGTGAGATTAGTGTCTCGATGCATATCAGTACGAACGCTGATTATGATTGGCCGATATACTTTGAACTGGAAAATGGTGAAGTTCATGAAATGGTGACAAAACCTGGTGATGCTGTACTCTATCGGGGCATGGATTTGCCACACTGGAGAGAACCATTAAAGGGGGACCATAATACTTACTATCACCAAATCTTCATGCACTTTGTTAGAAGGGACGGTTATTTGGTACATCATGCGTTTGATTCATCGGTGATGTAATTCACTAAATAAGTACATAAGTCTTAAGTTTACAGAATAAACATGGCACACTATGCACAATTGGATGACAATAATACTGTCATTCGCATAAGTAGAATTGATGACTTCTATGAGATGGATGAGTTTGGCGAAACTGATGAATATCGTGGAATATTACATTTGAAATCCTTGCATGGTGAAAATACTAATTGGTGCAAGACATCTTATAATGGTAATATTCGAGGACATTATGCATGTATTGGTGATACTTATTCTCCAGAATTAGATGCGTTTATTCATCAGTCACCATATCCAAGTTGGGTACTTGATGAGCATAATGAATGGCAAGCACCAGTACCAAAACCAGAAACAGTGAGCAATCTTCACTGGGAATGGAATGAAGAAACAAGACAATGGGAGGAAGAAGTACAATGAAACACAGGTATGAGTTTGTAGGTTTTGATGCTGCTGTGAATTTGTTAAGACCTGGTGCTAAATGGGCATTATCTCATGGATTATTCGAGTGGAATGACCCTAGACCAATGCCAACTCTAGAAGAGATTCAAGCAACTATTGCTAAGATTAAGGAGTTTGAAGAAAGTATTGATTACATTCTTCTTCCAGAACAAAAGACGCAATCTTTTGACCCAGCACAAGAAACAGAAAATATCACTGTTGGTATTCATCCATATGATGAAAACACTATGCATGGTGGTGCTAACGAAAAAGGTGGTGAAGGTGGACTCAGTGGAGTCGAACCTGGAACTAAATAGTAAAAAGTTACCAAGTAAGGACTAAAGATGGGACAGTTAAATGTAGGAGCAGTGACTGCAACTAATACAGTTAGTTGTGCCACTTTAGATGCTTCATCTGGTGTTCAGTTACCATTATTCGCTACTGCAAACTTACCTGCAAACGCTCAAGGTAAAGTGGTATATGATACCGATGAGGGAGCAATTAAAGTTAATGATGGTTCTGCTTGGGCAGCAGTTGCTGGTTCTGGTGGCGGCGGAGGAGTAATTAGGCAATTTAAGTATAAGATTTCAACCGCTACTGGTTCTCATAACAGTACAAGTATGATTGAAGTCAATAGTGACTATCGATTATACATTACTCCAACTGCTAATGATAGTATTATCGTAGTTGACTATACACTTCCTCTAAACGAGCAGTGTGGTAATAACACAATCTTCATTCTTGCTGCCACTAGAGATGGTAACAGGACAAATATTAGTTCTGCTGGTCCTGGTAGCGGCAGTAGATGGTCAGTAGCAGGAGGAGGTCACCGCCCTGGTAACGGTTATGATACTAATGACATGAGTGTTAGACAATGGAGGGTTGTTGATGTTCCTAACACTACTAGTGAGATTTATTATGGATTCCATTGTAAGCAAGAACCATCTGGAACTAATAATATTCGCTTTGGATATTCTGATGGCGATAACAGCAGCTGGGGATGGCGTGCTAATATAGTCATTACAGCAACAGAATACGCACCTTAATTATTATGCATCAAGATTATTTTTATCATTATAAACTGAGTCCTGAACTAACAAATCAATTTAAGTTAGATGTCGATGCTGCTGTAGGAAAGTCTAAACTTCCACCGTTAGACCCTACAGTGCTCGACATTTCAACTGTTGGGGGATTGCAGCATCATTTAATGGAACCTGTAATAACTCCAATGATTGATACTGTTATTGAAACAGTAAAGGATGTTATTACAGATTCTCTTATTTTAGATAGAACTAAATTGCACTTAGCATCTGCTTGGACTGTTTATGGTGAAAAGGGTGGTTATCATACAATGCACAGACATAATGATAATGATGACATCTGCACAGTAATTTACCTGGATGTAGAACCTGAACCAGTACCTCAAAAACATGGAACGTTTGTATATTGGTACGAAAATAAGTTAAACTTATTTGGTCCTGAAGATGGAGACATTTTAATATTTCCCGCAAAAACTTGGCATGGTACTTATCCGCAAACTGCTGATAAGAGACACACATTGAATCTAGATTTTCGTTATGAAAGAAGTTATCTCTAATACTGGTTTTTACTTTCACTATAGGATGCCAGAGTTTGATAAACTTCTGGACCGTATTCCAAAGGATAATGTAGTAGACAAGAACTTTACCTGGGGTAATCTCTGCAAGGTAAATAGGACTGCCTTAAATATCAATGACTATCAGGATATTTTGGTCAATCCATTACGCATGTTGTCTGAAGAACTTGGCGTTACATTCTCTGCTAAGATTCTACATCCCTGGATTAACATGTATGAACGGGGTAGTTTTCAGGAGGTTCATTGGCATGATGACTGTGATATTGCAGCAGTTATCTTCTTGAATGATGAACCAGATTTCTCTAAGTTTTATTTCTTTGATGCAAATCACACTCAGTTTACTAAACCCTGGGTGAAAATAATTACTAAGATAAAAGAGTCGAACATATACTATCCAAAGATACAAGCAGGTGATATAATATTATTTCCATCACATATGCTTCATGGGGTAACTCCTCACCAATCTGATATAATTAGAAAAACAATGTCTTTCAACGTGGTGATAACTGATGTCCAATAAAGAAGTATTTTATTATGAGAACTTTTTGTCTCCAGACTTCTGTGATTGGTGTATTTCATACCATAAAACATACTTCCCTCTCTATGGTTCTCAGTTTGCAAACAGAAAGACTTTGAACATTCAAAAGGTAGCAGAATCGACATTTGTTGATGAACCTCAAACATCAGCAGACTATCTCAGGTTTATTATGTCTAAGCATACGAGTGCTGTAAAAGAACATGATAAGATAGCATTTATTAACTATAGTCATCTAGTTGAATGGGAAGCGCCTATACATCAACCCCATCATCAAGACTTCTATTATCATACTTGGACATCTATTCTGTACTTGAATGATGACTTTGAAGGTGGGCAAACATATGTTGATGGCGAACTTATTCAACCCAAAAAGGGTGATATGATATTATTTCAGGGAAGATATATTATTCATGGAGTTGAACCAGTAACATCTGGAAAACGCTATACTATTGCAACTTGGTACAAGACTCTGAACAGTGATTATTGATTTATTTCCTACACCAATATACATTGATGAGTTTGATATTTCCTCAGAAGAGAGAAAGTATCTGTATGACCTTCCGATGTATCGAAATGCCGACGATGATGCATGGGTAAGTGTGACTGACCTGCAACTATCACCTGGGTTTGATTCAATTAAGGATAAGATAATGCATCATGCTAAAGTATATGCATATGATGAGATGTGCATCAGTAAGCAGTATGATTTGATGTGTCATGGAGCATGGTTGAATAAGAATAGTCCTGGAGATAGCACACCTATTCATCACCACTCCAACTCCTTAATCAGTGGTGTTTATTACATCGATGTGGACCCATCTGAACAGGGAGCGATACAGTTTCATCATGATAATGGTGGACCATTTGGTAAGTTCTTTACTGTACTTTCGTATGATGAAGCACACAGACGCAACACACATACAGGCACAATCGAGTGTCGCAATGGAATGTTATTGCTGTTCCCATCATGTTTGAAGCACTCAGTAGCAAAGAATCTCTCCAACAGTTGTAGATACTCTCTTGCCTTTGATTTCATGATTTCTGGTATATTTGATGGGATGGTCAATCGGATGAGGTATTGTGCCAGTTGAAATAAGTGGCACAGGGGGTCTTGAACTCCCTTTTTTTGTGCTATACTATGTGAGTAATCAAGGAGGAAATCCAATGCCCCGCTTCGTTTTGTCCGCTATCGATGAGGACGAGACCGTAACAACTAAAAAGTTTGATGCAGATTATCTCGACGATGTTGTAGATAAAGTGCAAGACTTTCTGCACGGTGTAGGATTCGTCTTTGAAGAATTGCATACCCAAGTGTATGCTCTGCCTGACAATGATGATGACCTTAGTGGCATCTACGACGATGTAGATTGCTGATACATATTATTGTAGTTTATTTTTACTTCAACACACAACACAATGGGTAAGACTTTTCGACGTGGTGGTAACGAACGCGGTTACTACTCTCCTGGCAAATCTATCCGTGACAAGCGACAAAAAGGTGGCACCAATCGTTCTAACTGGGGAGATGACAACTATGACAACTATCAATCCAAAAGTGATAGCAAGAAAGGACGAAAGTTTGATGCAGTCGATGATGACGGAGGATGGTACTGAAATCGAAAAAGAATCTGAACTTCTGGAGTTTGATGACTTTTCTGAAGTAGACTACGACCTGGATTACACCGTTCAATACTAATCTCAATGAACTTCGAAGACGAATCTCAGGACATTAAGTTTAATCGAGGACTAGACTTGTTTATCGAGTCTGTCCTTAAACCTGATGGCAAATTGCGTCAGTGTGCTCACAATCAGAAGTGTTATCACGAACTGATGTATATTCGTTCGTATGTTCTTGATTA